CTTTTTTCAGACTGGAAAATGCCTGCGTTTCGGTTTCGCTGTCCGGGGCGAAAAGCGACTTTTCAAACTGAAGGGAAGCGTCAGTGATATCTTCTGAGACGACGCTGAATAACGTCTTCCCGGGCAGTGTCAGCAGGTTGTTTCTGACCTTGTCGGTTTTGGCCCTGAAGGCGGCCAGATCCTGATTTATTTTTTCCAGCGTATGAGGTAACTGTTCGAGATTACTCATCTGTTTTTACTCCGCTGCGTTGCAGTGCCTTATGTCGCCAGTTCAGCAGATCGGTGAGTGACATGCCGTCCATCTCAGACGGCGGCCAGTGAAACATCACCGCGATATCTGCCATCAGGTCATCCACGGTGAGGCGGGGCGAAATACTTACGCCACCGGTTTCGGCGATAAAAAACCAATCACCTTGCCTGCGAGCGCAATCAGATCCGGCAGCTCCAGGCGCGAACATTCTTCTTTGGTCAGGTTCGGAGAGGTGATGCGCGGTAAAATGGTGATCAGCGCGTCCACATCCGCGTTCGCCAGTGCCGCAAGACCGATACCGCGTAAGCTGCCCGCAGTGGGTCTGGTGACCTGAACTTCGGTGATTTCCATTTCGCCGCGTTTGAGCGGAACGTCAAGAATCACGGTGTTGTCATTAATGTCAGTCGGGTTCATGTGTTTTCCTGCTTGAGTGGGAAATGAAGCCGGCAATGACTGCCGGCTTTGGGAGGGAATTACAGGCCGAGTGCGGTACGGTGTTCCGCCAGACGGTCAACGCCGTTGACGACTTCGACCATATTGACGGTGTCGATCTCAATCAGCTCTTTGCCATCGATGGTCAGTTTGAAATACGTACACTGGGTGGTGACTTTGGTTTCAGTGTCTTCACCCTGTTTGTACTCACCGAAATCAAACTCTTTGTGACGGCCGCGCATCATCACTTCGACTGCGGAAACATCACCGGTGTCGTCACGCTGCAGCGAACCGGCAAAACGCAGTGGAATATCAGAGGTGCTGCCCCATTGCTGCAGAACCAGCTCATCTAGACCGCCGATGGACCATTCAAGCGTCAGCGCATCATCATCCAGACCGAAGTCCACCGCGACCGAACCGCTCATGCCGCCGCCACGATAGTTTTGCAGTTTGCGGGTGAGTTTCGGCAGCGTCAGCGAAGAGACCAGACCGAGGTAGCTGTTCCCGTCATTAAACAGGTTCAGGTATTTCAATTTCTTAGGAAGTGCCATGAGTCATTGTCTCCTTAGCTGTTAATGGACGCGGCAAAGTTCACCAGGTAAGAGTCGGTGATACGCTGGCGCAGGGTCAGATCTTCCAGTGGAGGAACCGGGGTGTAGTCGTAATCGATATACAGTTTGCCGGCTTTCAGGGTTTCCGCTGTGTTTGCGGTTTCGTCGTACCAGCAGTCACCGTCAATGATGTAACCCGCTGATTTCATTTCGCGCATTTTGGCTTTGATGCCGTCGATCATGTCGCGAACCAGTGAGGGCGTCATTGGTTTATCGACCGCCCACATATGCGCTTCTGCCATGGTATCGGCCAGCACTTGCGCGGTACGGGTGTAGTTTTCAAACAGGAACAACGTGTCATCGCTGCAGGTACGGTTGCCCCAGAAACGGAAGCCGTCTTTGCGAACCAGCGTGGTGACACAGGCTTCGTTCAGCAGATCGGCGTCAGTGCCGGTCGCCTGCAAATCCCAAAAGACGCTGGCTGAAAGGCCGGTCACCCCGTTCACGCCGACGTTTGACAGGGTTTTATGCCAGCCGGTTTCCTGGTCGATTTTGGCGCGTAAGCCCAGAGCTCGAGCGGTGGCATAAGCGATATCCGACTGGCTGGTGGTGGTATTCCAGTTAATAAAGTCCGGCCAGATCAGCATCAGTTCGCGCTGACTGAAGTTTTCGCGGTATTTAATCGCATCGGAAATGGTTTTTGCGCCATAGACGCCGACATAACCAAAGGCACGCAGTTGCTGGCAAACACCTGCCAGCGCGGTTGCGACGGCCTGATTATCCAGACCAGGAACGCCGAGAATGCGTGGTTTAACGCCAAGCTCAGCCTGAGCAGAAAGCAGCGCTTTCATGCCGGTATAACGGCCATTGGCATCAGAACCGCCGATGATATTACTGGTGGTCTCAGCCTCATCTTCGCCCGTGGCAACACGCACCACGACCGTGACTGGTTTACACTGGTCAGCAATCGCCAGAAGCGCTGAGCGCAACGTGCCGCTGGTGCCTGCTTTACCGCTGGCGGCCAGAACATCAGTGATCAAAACCGGAGTATTCAAAGGGAAAACGGTCGCATCCGCATCTTCTGCGGTACAAACCATGCCGATAATTGCTGTGGAAACGGTAGAAATAACGCGGGTGCCGTCGTTGATTTCAACAACTCGTACGCCATGATGATAATCAGCCATCAGGTTGACTCTCTCTGTTGTGGGTGGTGAAGCAAGGATGCCGGTTCGCAACAGAAAGCGCATTTCATCAGGGGCGTGGGGGCGGTGGCACAACAGCGGGGGGAATAAAAAAGGAGATAAAATATTATCTCCTTTAGCAAAGGTTAGTAAAATCAGTGGCTTAAATAATAATCAGGCTGCCCGTACAATATAATTAAAGGCGATATTACGGGGGCGCATAGTGATCCATATACCATAAGGATCTTTAAGGCTGGCAGGTAACTGTTCTGCTGACATACGGTTGTCCGTCATAATAGAAGCAAGTTCATTATTAGCAGGACTTTTTGCTCCTGTAGGCTGTGCAGCAATAGCTGAATCGGCAGCAACAAATGCAGTCCCTATTGTTCCTCCTATTGTTGTTTCATCGACTCCGAAGTAATCCAACGCAGCGGTTCTTATACCGGTTGCACCCTGAGCGCCATAGATAGCTCGCCCTGTATCAACTCCCCTTCCATCGTCCCAGCCACGAATAAATTCGCCTCGTAAATCAGGCAACAAGCCCAGTGGGTAAACAGCGGCGAGTTTTGGATACTTTGCCTTATCAAATGCCGCGCCATTACATTTCAACCATCCTGCTGGTGGTGTTGCTATCGGCCAGGGAAGGGGAATGCCAACGGGCAGATCGTATTGTGGATGTGGATTCACAGCCGCCACATGCCTCGCCATCAGATCATCCGCATACGCCTTAACCTCAATGACTTTATCATCGACATATTTGCGTGTTGCCAGTACCACAGACGGATCAATTTTCAGCGTTACCGCGTCAGTGCTGTTTACCACTAAAATCATACGTACGGTTTGAGTGCGGCCGCTGCCTTCCTGTAACTGGGGTTTATAGGTTTCAGGGCAGTTGGCGATAGCAATCAGCGTGTTGTCCTGATCAAATAAGCCAATCTCGCGGATCCAAAATCCTCCCTGATCTTCAGGAATGATCTGTTCGGCGATAATCTGATTAGTATTTGCCGGATCAACACTCAGAGAATTAAGTGCTGCCCGGCGTTTCTCACCAATTAACTGAGTTTGAGCCGGGTCCGGTGTTGGCAAAATACCGCCGCCATCACCGACAGCCATTTGCGTCAGACTTAGTTGTGTACCCAGCGCGGTAGCATTGGCCAGTTTCGCTGCACCCAGATTGGTCAGCAACGCATAATATTTAGCTGTCATAATTAACTCTCAGGTTGTCGATTAAATGAATGGCTGAACCGGTATAGACAGAGCCGGATGCAGTAATGGTTTCAGGGAAATAGGGATAAACCGTCAGTTCTTCGCCGTCGTAAGTCGCTGCGGCGATATAAAAATCACCGGTGACGTCCAGATTGATGGAGAGCCCGATCAGATGACGGCTACAGGGTTTGGCATCGGTGATCAGGCGTTCGAGTTCCTGGTACATTTCTTCCGTAATGCCCGTTTCAAGTACGCCGACATCAAGGCGAAAAGTGCCCGGAACATCGTGGGTCTGCCACCATTCGGTGACGCGAATTAAATATCCCAGCGGTTCAACGACCCGTCGCAATGCGCCGATGGTGCCTTTGTGTTTATGAACGAACCAGGCGGCGAGAACGGCAGAGCGTTTCGCCGGTTCGGTCCAGTTTTCATCCCAGCGATCGACCGAAAATGCCCAGGCAAGATAAGGCAGCAACTCCAGCGGGCAGGTATCAGGATCCCAGAGTTCACGCAGAGGAACGCTGAGATTACCGATTTGCGACAGCGCCTGTGCGGCCGCAACTTCAAGCTGAGTAGAACCCGAGGGTAACAGGCGATCACTCATCCGAGCCTCCCACTGTCAGTGAGTAATCGGTACAAAGTGACGCCTGAGTTTTATCAAGCACGATGTCTGCCAGCGGTGATGACAGTTCGACCCGCTGAACGCCCTCAACGTGCAAAGCGGCATAAATTGCAGAAAGCCGGATATCGCGACCTAACCGGCTTTGCGTGTTGATGTAGGTTTTCAGCTGCGCTTCAGACGCCGCACGGACGGGCTCAATTTCGGGCGTAGGCAAAACATACAGCACGGCATCAATCTGATAAGGCACAATCTCAGCTGCCTGAACTGTGACGCGATCGGCAACCGGTCGGACATCTTCATCGTTCAGGGCTTTCTCCACGGCAAGGAGCAAATCACTGGAGGCAACGCCGTCGTCATCACGTGACAAAATAGTGACGGTCACTTCAGCGGGCGACGGGCTGATTGCCGATGCATCCGCAATGCGCCCGTCTGCCGAGCGGGCATGATATTCGTAAGCGCCTGTCGGACCGGCCACGCTTAACCCTTCAAATGCCTGAGGGATGCGCATACGTAAATCACTATCAGCTTCCAGAATGGCAGCCGTTGGCGGAATAGTGGTGTTATCCGCTGGCTGTAAAACCAGGCGCTGAACATTAAAATTCGCCGCGAGCTGATCCAGATCGCTTCCCGTCGCATACGACACCATTACCGCGCGGGCGGATTCATTGACGCGCTGGCGCAGGATCAGTTCGCGGTAAGCGTTCTCCTGCAACAGCTTGACCAGCGGTTCGGATTCCAGCGTCAGTGTCCGGCTGATGGCTTCCTGCTGGTCGGCGGGATAGAGCGAAATCAGCGTCGTTTTACGTTCTTCAAGCAGGGTTTCATAATCCAGTTGTTCGACCACATCGGGGGCCGGTAACTGGCTCAAATCGATCGTTGCCATAAGTGTCAGCTCACAGGAATATTCAGGGAAAAATCCGTCGCCGTATCGTTACGGCTTCCGGTCAGTTCAATCACCATCTTGCCGTCGTAGCCGGTGTCAAAAGTGATAGCAGTCAGTGAAACGCGGGGTTCCCACTGCAACAGGGCGGTGTAACACACGGCCATCATCTGTAGCCGCAGGGCGCCGTTTTGCGGCTGGTCAATCAGCTCCGAAAGCAGCGAGCCGTAATTACGGCGCATCACTCTTGAGCCCACCGGCGTATTCAAAATATCGCTGACGGACTGGCGAATATGGTCGAGATCTTCGATAGCCAGACCGTTATTTCTGTCCATCCCCAGGTATTTCGGATTGCTCATTGCGGGCCTCCTGTCTGACCGCCACCGGTCTGAACACCGCTGTGGCGATGGGTATGCACAACGATGCCGTTGGATGTCAGGCTGCCGCCGCTATGGATTAAGTTGCCGGTCAGCGTGCCACCTTGTTTCACTTCAAGGGATCCGGTGGTCAGCTTGCTTGTGCAAACCACTTCCGGCGTGTCCAGCGTGATGCGGGTGCTGGCGGTGCAGCGGATTTCGGGCGCTGTTACCTCAACTTTCTGCGATGCGTTGATGACTGCGGTTTTAATTCCCGTCACTTTCAAAGTGCTTTGTGCCGGTTCGTATTCAAAAACGGCGCCGTCCGGGAAGACCAGATGAAGGGCATCTGGCGAAGCCGATGGCGCGGGTGAGGCATCGGAGAAAACGGCGGGTAAGACGAACGCCGTATTCAGTTCGCCGCCCATCGAGAGCAGCAAAACCTGCTCGCCGACGGAAGGCGCCCACCAGCTGCGCGTGCGGCCAGCGCGGTGCGTCATCCACGGCAGCCAGGCCGTTACGTTGCTGCCCGTCGCAACGCGGCAACGTGCGTTGGCCAGATCCAGTTCTGAGACGTTGCCGATGCGCACCAGATTGCCAATCAGCCGCATTATGTCGTTGAGTTGAAGAGTCGTATTCATGGGATAAAGGATGCCGTTTCAGAGGGTTGAGCGACAACCGTTGACCGTTCGTCAGCGGCTGACACAACAAGGTTTACCGGGTCACACCGTCCAGCTGCTGATCAGTTCTCCGTTGAGATAAACCTCACGCGGCAGCGTCACGTTTTCCGGCAATGGGGGTTCAGGCAGATGCGTGATGGTGCGGACATCTTCTGAATCTGAAACCTGCACGCGCTCAGTCAATTGCAGCGTCAGGACCAGGCTGTTCGCCTGCTGAGAGAAAGTGAAATCACTCAGCCGGTGCGCCGCGTTGCCGAGGATCTCAGGCTGATTAACCTGCAGCCAGTCGAGGACGGTGACCACGGTCAGATCGACCAGCGTTTCGCTGATCGCTTCATCCGTAATCGTCACTGTCAGCGGATAGCGATATTCAAAAGACAGCGACGG